AAAGCTCTAAAAGAGTCGGTTGACACCCGAGCCCAACAGTCAACAAATTTTAGCTTACCCAAACCTTACCCCTTGCAGTAATGGCGGGACAGCTATTAAAAATCCAGTTTGGTGGGTGCAGAGCTTCAGCTCGGCAAACACAGAGTCACCTCGCTGATGTAAAGAAACATGAGTTAACACTACGTTAGCAACGCTAATGGAGTGTTGTTCAGCGCACCCAACGGTGGATGCGCCATATACGCGCTCAATGCTTCACTGGAATTCTCTTCTAATCAAAGTCGCGAAGAGTTCCTCATTTATGCTTTGTCAAAAAGCACTGTCCAAGGCATGGACATAAACGAATTGGAATCCATATGCAAGAGCACAGGGGTCCGATTCATGGTCTGCAAACCCCACTTGCCTTTGGACTAACCTCACTAGCAGACCGTCATAGTGTCCTCATCACATGCCTACGTCTACATCCCCAAACGACATGATAAGAAGTGCATTGGCGACTATGCAGTTTCGGCCATCCAAGACGTTCCCAGTTACACTTCTCAGACGAAGGTTCAGTCACCTATAGTCAAGTTAGCGCGCAATCATCTTAACAGGTACGCCGTTTTCTGTCGACAAGTCTTGATGAAAGTCAAGTATGCTTCGCTCCCAGTCTACACTGAACTTGACTCTCTGCAGTTGATGAACGTTGCATTGCACAGGTTGAAGAAGTCTCCTGTCACCAATTATGCTGTCACTAGTCAAGTCGTCTTCCAAGCATACATTAGATCCGACGTTAAACTGTTCAGCAAGTACTTCCGTGAAACAGGCCGTTTGAATCGTGAGATTAGATTCATCAATGGAGAGGTTCGCATCGAGATGGATTCGCAGCTAGCGTTTCCCGGCACTATGTAGTCCCTCAGCGGTGGTGCTTAAGCTTTAGCAGCTATATACAATACTCTCTAATAACCTATTAGACAGACTCCCAATTCTTACTCCAAGATGATCTCGTGGGAGTAGGATAGCAACCCCAACGAAGCTCTCAGGAAGTGGAAACTCATAGTCAAACCTCAAGGAGCTTTGAACAAAGACTTCGCGGCCTTATTGGCTGACAATGGTTTCGCCTTATCTAACGACCAACTTAGGCAATCATACAATGGTAGTGGAGGGCATCCCAACATGCGGTTTCTTTCCAACCTCCTCTTAGCGCGCAGTCTCAGCGTAATCACCAAAGCAGCTGCCAAGGGCCCTGTTCTAGTCATAGACGTTGGCGCCAAGTACGTCTCCCAAAGCTCCCTCTTTAAGTAGATGGTACTCTCAGGTTTGGACATAAAATACCTACCCCTCCGGCCCACTATCTCCGAGTAGGATCGTCAATACAATAGGGAGGGCACATCATATGTGCCTGATAATATCAACTTCTTTCCTGTCTAGTAGACGAAGCTCCAGGACTTAGAGTTGGGCTTGATACCTAACTTGTTTTGGACCAATAGAGGCACTTATGTCGGCGACGAGCACGGTTTGCTCTATATCCCGCCAATACAGACGTTCACTCTGATGCACGACTGTCACTATTACTTTGACAGAGAGCAAGTATCCTACGACTCAGTCTTCCTGATTTCAGGCATCTAGTTCTTCCCTAGGTTAGGTCAATACGTTTTGCCTTGTGGTGAGGGGCAAGCTTGTGTCACGTAATCCAGTGATGGTACACTAAACGTTTCCATGAGTGTTAGAGGCTCTGGAAAGCATTACGAGCATAAAGTCAATTGCTTTGACGGCATGACTGATTGTTCCGTAGAACTCGGGTGGTTCCGGTTCTTCACTGCATAGCACGACACTAGCAAGCTATTTTCACGGGCTAGAGTCCCCGTCAGTGTCCACGTGTATCCAAAAATGTGCAATGTGCACGCGCAGTCTACGTGGATGCGCAAGTTCTTCATGGCAATGAACTCGTCCGTTAAACTAGTCAAGTAGTAGTAGTTAGCTTGGCCTGAGGAGTGTCATAAGCTTTAAATCCGCATTAAACTACCGAAGTTCAGTGGTTTTAAAAGGTGGATGACTGGTTCCACTTACACCAATTAAGTATAGCAACATCTACGAGACACGTACCCACTATTCTACGACGAGAGTTAGAACAAAGCCCACACTGCTACTTTTGTCTCTACAGTCTGTTTCTGGTTCGAATAAAAGTGGGTTGACAATGTCACAGTCCCCGTTTGGTAAGACACTCGTACATAGGCTGACTTCGAGCCTTATGGAACCAACAGGTACGTAGACGGTGTTAAGGAGGTCGTTCAGACTTACAGGAACGACATATTTAGTAGGACTCTATCCGAGACTTATCAACAGAGCGATATGGATGTAAAGAATGCTAAGAGCTAGAAAGTCCGGGGCACTGGACAAGCTAAACTTGTTAGATATTTCTTCAATAAGAGTAACCCAGGGTTTGTCGAGCTCCCAGAACACTATCTCACTCCCACTAGTCAACAGTATTACACCATCAATCTCAGTAATATGCAGAGCTACTACTCTAAGAATTCCTAGTTAGCCATCCGCAGGTCTGACCTCTCTCTAGTTGAGGCGAACCACAACGCACACGTCTCCCTTTCAGGGTTCCACACGTAGCAGTAGAGTTACGAATATAACAACAAGACCTTGTGCAATCTCACCTACGGTCTTTTCTAGAGGCTACTCAAGCCAACTCTGATCCCAGATCAGAACTATCTAGATGTTTTCGACAAACTGGCAGCTAGGTTTTTCGAATAACTCACGGTTAAGGTGATGCAAGACGACGACTTATCTCTCTATGCGAAGTCGTTCGACCCTACTTAGTGGCTTTTGACTCGCGATTATTCAGAGGCTAAGAAGCGTGATTACTATTGGACTATGGTTGGCGAAATGAACGCTTGCAAAGTTAGGAAAGGTTGTTACGAAGCCATAAGTAAAGGAGGTGAAGTCTACTATGTGGACGTTCTACCCGAGGACTAAGACATGCCTGGAGACGACAGGCCGCGCAACATCTGTCCCGGTTCATCCAACAAACACGGTGCTGCTACGTATCTTCAAAATATAGCGCACGAAGCCCTCAGGAAGAACATGCCAGGCTACATACAAGCCTATACAAAGGACGGTCTCAGAGACTTCCTCATTAACAATGTGAACGAGAAACACATATGTCACTCTATGGATGGTTCCGCTTTCGAGTCCACCCAGCATATATCTCTCATGAAGATAGTCGACGATCGACTCTACCACATGCTCGCTTAGTTATTCCACAGGGACTTGCCATAGAATAGTTTCTTCACGCGTAACTGTGATGATATAAGCGGGTTTGTCGAGTCTTGGCTCTAAGACGCACAGGACCACGTCAACGTCCTTTTTGTTTGTTTGCCGGGAATCAACAACACGCCTTGGGACGAGAAAACACTTGCTAGTTTTTACAGCAACTATCCCGGCAAGCGCTCGATGTCTAAGCCTTGGCAAGACTACCTTTACCTTGAGGTCTAAGGGTGTACATGCAGCGGGGATCCCTACACAACTCTCCGCAACACCGTGGCTAGTATGCTATACGGTTACATGTACCTTCACATGTCTGGCGTCCACACCCCGTGGTCTGATGACTCATGCAGTCTCATAGCGGCGGGAGATGACTTGGTCATTTGGAGTAGTAAAGACATCACTTCACACATAAGGGAGTGCACATCACAGACCAAGGACGGCACAGTGGGTATAGGTCAGTGCATAAAAGAGATAAAGACGTCTGTTTTTGACGACTTCATGTTTTGTTCCAAGTGGACCTTGCCAGACCTCCACATGGTTCGTGACGTTACCAAAATGTTGAATACTAAGTAATTTTACACTGGTAGCAATCGTTTATTGCACAAGTACCCGTATTACCACGCTCAAGCGATTTATGAGGGCGTCAAGAGTGAGCGTATAAGCCCACTCGTCGAAGCCGTGTGTGAAGCTCGAGTTTACAACTGTGAACTCCCTCCGTCGTCGCTAAATGAGGAGGCCGTACAGGCGTAGATTGATCTTTAGAACAGGTACTGTTTCAAGACATCTACTAAAGAGTACCATCACCCGGATCTAGTGGATCACCAAGCTAACCTATCAATCGGAGATTTGTATAGGATTATCACGTGCAACTAGATTAACGGAGGGTATGATTGTTTAAAAAATACTTAACAATCATTTCATATTATCTATGAACAGATAGACTAAATAAAACAGACAGAAGAAGTCCAATAATAATGTCAAGCGTAATAACAACGTGCGATCTAAGCCGGCAGTTAGAAGAACAATTTAACCAATTGTTATCCGTTCTATGCCAGCTGCTAAAAGCATTAACGTCCGCTCTGCTCCCTCGAGCAGCACCTACAGGGTGAAACATCGAGAACTCATGATTGCCAACGTCACGGCAAACTCTTAGTTTCTCGCTCAGATTAATCCGAGCACTCAGTCTGTCTTTCCCTGGCTCTCTCAAATCGCGGGAGCCTACGAAAAATACACAGTCAACAGCCTCAGCTTCGAGTACGTACCGTCGTGTTCCACTCTGGCAGATGGTATTCTCTACCTCGCTTTCGATCACGATCCTAGCGACGTGGTCTTGAACGATTTCTCTCCGCAGACCCTAACACAGATGTAAGGCACCCAGAGCGGATCCATGTATTCTAGGCACACTCTTATGCCACGAATTGCTAAGAAGTAGTTCCTGACAGGAACACCTGCTGCTGGTGCCTCAATCAACGACTACTGCCCCGGCGCGGTGTACGTTGTCGCATCCTTGTCTGAGAAGACGAATATGGGGCAGGTGTATGTCAATTATGACATCACCTTCCACATACCTCAACCTGGCAATATGTACCAAGTCGAGTTAGCTAGTAATAGTTACGTCTCTGATTTGACAACATAGCCTGCTAGTTCTCTTCGTTTGGGGACCATCATCCCAAACCCCAATCTAGTGTCGTCGTCGATCAACATCAATACTTAACTTCTAACGTTTGTCTAAAACTGGAAGGGCATTGTTGAAATCATAAATCAGTATTCCAACACTCCCACTTTCGAGTCACTACTCACAGGTGGTGTTGGCATCACCACTAAGCTTTTGACCAACACATTCGATTCAAGTTTCAATACAATAGCTAGTTACTTGATTACAGCAGTCGTTGGTAGCGTGTTGACTATACCAGCTTCTATCTACCCTAGCTCCTTGAGACAAAAGTAGATATTTACTATGACTCCATCTGCTTGATTGCAGTGAGTCAGGTGTTCGTCACATCTAAATAAAATGACGAGTACTGACCACTTACGTCAGCGGAAGTCAACCGTGCTAAATGACAAATGCCCACGTGGCCGCCCTCAAAATGGGTTGGTTCGACTACCAAGCCAAAAGTCAACAAGCTGTAAGCAGCCCCCACATCAGGGTTAAACGATGGATGCTAGTAACCTAGCCGTAACACTACGAAAAAGTGTCGTGTGCACACGCGTTTATGTGCACTTAGAATAATAGTCTTCTAAGTATTTTGCCTCAGGAGTCCGATAGTGGATTGAGGATAGCGTGCACCCCAGATTGCATGTGAAATTACAG